AATACCACTGTCTTTATCTTACTGGCATTATTTGGCATTAAACATTTTATTGCTGACTTCTTAATGCAGTATGACTATATGCTTAGAGAAAAAGGTATCTACGGTGCCACAGGTGGTGTTCATCATAGTCTAGTACATGCTAGCTGGACATTCTTAATACTAGTATGTTTTGTTGATCATGCTAACGTTATTATTGGTCTAGCGTTCTTAGACTTTGTTCTACACTATCACATTGATTGGGCAAAGCAACAGCTTAATCGCGGATTAACTTCAGCTGATCGCATGTTTTGGGTTTGGATGGGTGCCGACCAAGGCCTACACTACTTAACCTACATTGGAATTATTGCTTATGCCACAACACCTTGATAAAAAAGAATGTAAATTACATGCGTCCTGCCAGGATGCAGACACTTGTGGAGGACCATTGGCAATGTTATTAGCTAAATCAGTTGTAAAAAATAAATGTTGGATTGTTGAGCAAAATGGTTTCAAAATTGGCACCATTATGACCAATCCAGGTGGTGTAGTTTATCAACATGACCAACAGCGTGAACAGTTTAAAAATCTTAAACTCTTAAGTGATCGCTACAATATTATAGTTGAAAAAACAGCACCTAAAAAAGTAATTAGTCAAGCACACGAAGTTTATGGATATCCATGTGAACATAAGCCACACAATGTTCTTTGGGATCTAAGACACAAGTTGCCCATCTTCACCAAAAGCCCAAAGAGCAAGAGTTTCTTTAGTGCAGGTTACTATATTGTTAAGTTCAACAATGGATGGGTTAAATCATACTGTCCTAAATTAATTACACTCAATCGTTATCCTTACGCAGGACCTTACGATTCATTTGAAGAAATGCAAGAACGACTACGCATTGCCAACGGAGCCTTACATGGAACAACAATTAAGCCTGCATCTGAGGAAATTTAACGATCGCGTTAAGGTTTTAAATCAAACCAACAGTCGTGAATTAATACTCTCAGCAGGTGAAGCACGTCAACTACAAGCCGACATCTTTGATTTATTAACACAGATTCAATCACTTACAGAGGTTCGATCGAGCGAACCTGAGGTTATCACTGTCCAAGTAAAAGGTACTGGTTTTTAATGTCTAGCAAGGTATTGGTTGTAGTATACGATCAAGACATACCACAATTTGAATTAATGACCTATTGCTTAAATAAAAATTGGCAGGGGATCAAACACATCACAATAGTATATCAAGGCAATATACTGCCCATTGTAACCTCTATTAATCAGCAGAATTTTACGCAGGATTGGAAGATAGATCTAATTCCATGTCTGCCTTATGGGCAGTTTAGTGGTAACGATCTACAGCAACTAGATAAAATTTTTCAGAGTATTGACGAGTCTGTTCAGGATGTAATAGTATTTGATTGTAAAGATTTCCTATTAAAACCAATCGATGAAAGTTATTTTAAAAATAACGGTCAGTATCGAATTACTAAAATATCAGATCAATTTGATGAGTTTTATCTCGATGTACATACAGCAATGGGCACCACTAACTCTAAAATTAATGCAGTTTTAAATATAACACCGTGGATATGGAACGTAGAACAATTAAAGAAATATTGGGAGTATGTTGTTGGCAAATATCCCAATGATTTATCTGCATGGACTGAATTTTATCCACGTAGTGAAATAGCCAGTTATTATTACTACACACAGGAGATAGATCAAACGCCTGTGATAAAATTTGATGACAATATGTTTATGCCCACTGGAGGTATATGGGATCATGATACACTAGCTGATATTTTGCAAGTTGTTGAAAATTTTGATCAATACGAATCTGCTGTATGGAAACATCATAGAAGAATAACTGATATAGATAAGACTGCTATAACTGCTATGCAATTACAAAAATACAGTATTCCAATGGAAATAATTAACAAATGGGTGGAAAATAAACATAATCTACGTAGTTAATTGGCATAAATATACTTGGAGAACGATATATTATGTCAAGACCTAAACCAACGGTTCTATTAGAACACGTTAATAAAACAAATTATAAGAGTGATCAGATTCTTAACTCTGAAGGCATCTGGGCGGTGTTTTACGACCATCAACCCATCAACCTTAAAACACAGAACATGCTAGTAGCCTATCCAGGACCTAAATATAAAAAAGTATCATTTAGTAATCCAGGGCATGCTATTAATCTTGCCAAGAAACTCAATGTCTTATTTAAAAGCGATAAGTTCAGCGTAGTCTTACTCAAAGCTGGCGATCAGATCTATCCTTAATCATGGTACGCAGTCCAGACAGTCCACAAACCGTTTGGCAGGCAAAGTTCCAAGAATATCCCCTAGTACCGTTTGATACTCATAAATTTAAACGTTCCTTACGATACTACGATTTAACCAGCATACAGTTTTGGTGGCATAATCCTGTGAATCCAAATAGTCTTAGATTAACAGCAGGTGCTTGGACTATTCTTAAAACTTGCAAAGTTATACCGCATTGGAAATTCAAACTGCCCAAAGGGCTCTTGCCGCGTACCTACTTACAATTAGAAAAACATTTTTCTAGTCCATACTATATCCCTAGTGTTGATCATATTATAGTCTTCAATGACCGTGATAGTATGATGCTGGCCCTGCACGGCAGTGACCTACAACAATACTTAGATAATCACGATAGCCACGCATAAACCACTTGACTTTTGGTTAGATTGAGTGTATAATGCTACACATACACTAACAACACAGGAGCAATAATATGTCAGTAACTACACTACTTAAAGAAATCGCAAAAATTACTTCATCTGAAGAACTTAGAGTTCTTAACGACGCACTTAAGGCGCAACACAATTTGCTTAGTCGTCGTACCGCAGTTAGTTTTAACATAGGTGACACTGTGAGTTTTACAGGACGTGGTAGACGTACTGTTACAGGCACTGTTAAAAGTGTCATGGTTAAGAATGTCAAAGTTGATTGTGGTGTAAATGGTATTTGGAACGTAGGTGCAGGTTTATTGTCTAAGGTATAAACTGCTTGACAAACGGGCAGTTTGATAGTATAATAGTTTTTTAGTAAGTAAGTTAATTGTTAATTAAATATTAGGGGCAAAAAATGGCAACAGAAAATCGCACAGTAACCTCAGAAGAAGCACGTGTAGCATTACTACAATGCTTTAACAAAAAACGCCCAGTGTTCCTTTGGGGTCCTCCAGGTATTGGTAAGAGTGAATTAGTTGAAAGCATCACTGAAGAGATGGGTGGTGCGATGATCGACTTGCGACTTGGACAGATGGATCCAACGGATATTCGCGGTATTCCTTTTTACAATAAAGAATTGGGTTTGATGGATTGGGCTCCTCCAATTGACTTGCCAAGTGAAGAAATGGCTGCTAAACATCCTGTGGTAGTATTGTTCTTTGATGAGATGAACAGTGCAGCTCCTAGTGTACAGGCGGCGGCTTATCAGTTAATTTTGAACAGACGTGTAGGTAAGTATAAACTTCCTGATAACGTTGTTATGGTAGCGGCAGGTAACAGAGAAGGCGACAAAGGTATTACATTTAAAATGCCAAGTCCACTTTCAAATCGTTTTGTGCATTTGGAAATGCGTCCAGACTTTGAAGCTTGGCAAAAATGGGCTGTGCTTAACGACATCCATAAGGACGTTGTAGGTTATGTATCGTTTGCTAAACAAGACTTGTTTGACTTTGATCCTAAGAGCTCAAGTCGTGCGTTTGCAACACCTCGTTCATGGACGTTTGTTAGTGAATTGCTAGAAGGTAGCTTGCCTACTAATATTGAAACTGATTTAGTAGCAGGTACAGTAGGTGAAGGTACAGCGGTTAAGTTTATGGCGCATCGTAAGGTAGCAGGACAAATGCCTAACCCACGTGATGTGTTAGAAGGTAAAGTAACAGAGTTAAAAATTAAAGAAATCTCAGCTATGTATAGTTTGACTATCTCTATGTGTTATGAGTTGAAAGACTTAAAAGACAAAGAAGCAGACAAAGATAAATGGCACGGTTATGCAGATAACTTCTTTAAGTTTATGATGGAAAACTTTACTACAGAATTGACTGTTATGGGCGCACGTGTAGCGTTAACTGTTTACAACTTGCCGTTTGTTCCTAACAAACTTAAAACGTTTGATGAGTTCCATAAACGCTTTGGCAAATACATTGTACAGGCTGTAGCTTAGTAGAGGAAAAGCCCCGCAAGGGGCTTTTTACATTATGAGCAATTTCAAAATAACCAAGATGGACCGTAGGCACACAGGTCACGAACTGTTTAATCATTATATAAATTACAATGTGTATGTTCGTAGAAACTATAATCCTGTCTCTGAAAATGAGGTAAATTTCCTCAAGGCACGTATTTGGTTTTGGGAGAAGTTTGGTCCAAGTGGTGAACTTGGTAAGTGTCATAGAATAAACAGTATTACCCAGCAAACTCCAAAGTGGGCTTGGCAAAGTGAACACAATCTATTAAGAATCTATGTAACAGAAGAGGCATTGGCGTTCTTTACGTTGGCACATAGTACTTGACAAATCATCAAATTGATAGTATAATTATGGCATTAAATGAGAAAGGGTAAAAGATGGCAACTAATACTACAGCACAAAAAGACAAAGGCTTTGCAGGGATTAAAACTAATCCTGCAACTGACGCTAACGTGCGTGAAAAACTTATTACAGCACGTATTGCGCTACTACTTAAGGCGCCATTTTTTGGTAACCTAGCAACACGACTAAAATTAGAAAACGCAGACGAGTGGTGTCCCACTGCCGCAACTGACGGGCGTAAGTTTTACTATAACAGTGAATTTATTAACAAAATGCCTAGTAAGCAAGTAGAGTTTTTGATGGGACATGAAGTGTTGCACTGTGTTTACGATCACATGGGTAGACGTGGAGAACGTGATCCTCGTGTGTGGAATATTGCAGATGACTATTGCGTAAACCAAGACTTACTTGACCAACGTATTGGTGAGAAGATTCCTGTAGGTTTGTTTGACACAAAATACAGAGGTTGGTCAGCTGAAGAAGTCTACGACGACTTGATGAAAAATGCTAAGAAAATTAGCATTGATGATTTAGAAAAAATGTTGTTAGATGAGCACTTAGATGGCGAAGGCGATGCTGACGGTGAAGGTGATGCTGACGGTGAAGGTAAGGGCAAAGGGCGTCCTAAACTAACTGAAGAAGAAAAGAAACAGATCCGTGACGAGATTAAAGAAGCTGTTATGGCTGCGGCACAGACTGTAGGTGCAGGTAACTTGCCAATGGGTGTTAAACGTTTAATTAAAGACTTATCAGCACCGCAGTTAGATTGGCGCAGTCTGCTACAACAACAAATCCAAAGTACTATGCGCACAGACTACACTTGGGCACGTGCGTCACGTAAAGGTTGGGACATGGATGCTGTTATGCCAGGTAGCGACTTTGACAAAGAAATTGACATCTGCGTAACAGTTGACGCATCAGGTAGTATGTCAGACAGTATGTTACGTGATATCCTAAGTGAAGTTAAAGGCATTATGGAAAGTTATACAAGTTTCCGCTTACACTTATGGAGTTTTGACACAGCAGTATATAACGCCACTGTGTTTACTCCAGAAAACTTAGATGAGATCTTAGATTGGGAAGTTGGTGGCGGTGGCGGAACTAGCTTTGAATGTAACTGGGAATATATGCGTGACAACGATATTGTTCCTAAGAAGTTTGTTATGTTTACAGATGGTTACCCAGGTGGTGGCTGGGGCGAAGAAGACTACTGCGATACACTGTTTATTATTCACGGTAGTACTACAATTGAAGCACCGTTTGGTATTACTGCCTACTACGAACTTAGCAAGGAGCATGCATAATGGCAACAAATCCTCAGGCAGATACTCTGCAATTTAGGGTAGCTTGTATTTTGCTAGCGCAGGCAGAACAAGAGCTACGCAATGCCGATAACCCTTTGGCTAAAGAAATTAATCAATTCTTACAAAGTGTACTAAAGGAGATGGAATCAAATGAGTGAACACGATAACGATGGTGAAAAGAAACCAATGAAGGTTGTTTTTGCACAAGGTTGCTTTGATGACTTTGATGGTAGTCAAGAGGAACTTGACAAACTTATTGCCCATATTACAGAAATGGCCAAGAGTGGTGAGCTATTAGATAATAGTGTGCCTGTTGATGAATTTCCTGAAATCGACGACGAAGTACTAGAACTGCTACCTATGTTAACTAGTGGCAATACGAGGCACTAATATGAAACTATTTGGACGGTCCGGAGGGTATTGGTTATTTTGGATAAGTGTGCTGTATCTATCAGCATGCATTGGTAATTGGTATGCAGTTCCTTGCGTTAGATATGAATATATTCAAATGGCATACGTCATTACATTAAGTTTACCTTTATGGATTAAATCGTTAGCAGATTGGCTTAATATGAAAACAATCTGGGATATAATATGAGCGCAAGTAGAGAAAAGGATCAAAAAGACTTCGATCTTGAACAAATTGTGCGTGTAATTGACTCTGCACTAGAGTCAGACGATCAGCGCATTAAAGACGCCTTACGTGCGCTTATGACTATAACTGTGTTATGTACAGCAGAGCATCCTGATCAAGCGATTAAGGGCCCGCTAGCACGTTTACTAGAGGATCATAACGACCTAAATCGTCGTTTATGTATGGTAGAAGATGACATACGTAAGATTCAATGGAATCAACAAAAGAGCCAAGTTGAGCCATTTACTCCACCATACCAACCACCTACTAGCCCATATGATCCACGTGTTTATCCTAACGATCCAACCAATCCAACGCCTATGTGGGCATGGGATCCAAGTTGGAGTGCAGGTGATGATCCCAATTATCAAAGCGCAAGTTCTGGTATGCTTGCTGAGGACTTTATAAAAGAATTGGAGAAACGATAATGCCATTGGGTTGGGTTGACTTAGAGCGCATGAAACGTGTAGAAGCTAAAGCCAACGAGCTTGGGTTTAAATTTACCAGTGGCAATTCTGGGTGGGTTGATGGCGATAGAACAAATCAAATGATTTATGTAAAACCCAAAGACGATTGCTTACCACATTATAGTCGCGATGCGCAATTATACTGTGGTACACTTGAATCAATCGAAACTTGGTTAGAAGGTTTACAGTTTGCACGTAACTATGATGAGACGCTAAAACTTGGCAACGACAAAAAACGTTCAGAACGTGAACAAGTTGAACGTAATCGACAACTGTTGCAAATGGTCAAGACTGGTAAGAAAGTTGAAGGTAAAATTGGGGTTGATATAACCCCTTATGAAATTAGCGTAGATGACGTTGATTACGATGAGATACCATTTTAATTGACTTTTTGGTAAATTGATAGTATAATTGCTATAATGAAACATGCAAAGAAAATTAAAATGAAGTTACGCAGTCACTATGTTCTGTTCAACAAAGATTTACCTTTTAAGGCTAAAGTAGAACGCGACCGTACCAAGTACACACGCAAATCTAAACACCGCAAGGACTTAGAATGAAATTAACACGCGAAGAAATCTTAGCTATTGCCAAAAAGCATTGTATGGAATATGTTCACGAGACATTCCTAATGCGCTTTGTTGAAGAAGTCGTCAAAGCAGAACAAACAAAGAAATAATGAAATATGATTTAGAAGCTGAGATAGCGGCCACTCCTGCGCTAGTTGAGAAAATTAAATCTCGTAATGATTATGCACAGAACTTGTATGCTGCTTTCTGTAATATGCGTTGGCAAAAGACTGAAGTATTTCCTATTCTAAGTGATGAGTTATGGAGTGTTAGTTGGCGTAGTGCTGGTGGTATTGTAGCAGACCTGCGTGGTGAAGGTGACTACTTAAGTTGGTACTGTAGCGGTATGGGCGGCTTTAACTTTATTAAAGACGACTTTGAAGAGCTTATGACCAGAGGGTATGTTTCAGAAAGTACAGTAACAGAAGAAATATTACACGATTTGAAACAATTAGGATGGCACCCTGTGCCTTGGGAAGATTAGGAGAACGTATGTCAGTATATCAAAGTTTTAGTTATAGTCCAACAGAGTTAGCAGAGCAAATGTCTAGTGCTACCCAAGACACACTTGCTTACTTGTGGAAGAACAAGTACATCACTACAGAACAGTATAACGAATTGTCAGGTAAACTGATGGTTATGGCTGTACCCAACAAGCGAGGATTTGGTCGTAAACTGTTAGAATACTTCTTTGGAGATAATGCAGATGACAACGCCTGGGTGTTTCCTATCGTAGAAGTAGCAACACATTATGCTTCTGCTACACCAGAGAAGCCTAAGAACGTAACTCGACTTAAAGCCAAACCTAAGTTAGAGGTTGTTGACAATGATAAAACTACTTGATTTATTACTAGTCGGGCATGAAGATACTAACCAACGGCTGTAGTTTTACAGCCCTTAGCCCTTATCCAACTTGGCCTTACCTATTAGGTACAGACGCTGTTAAAAACTTAGCCGAGCACGCCGCAGGTAATCAGTGGATATGTCATAGCACTATAGCAGAACTAAGTGAAAACTCGTACGATCTGGTGTTGGTAATGTGGAGTGGATTAGAACGGTCAGATTGGACCGTAGAAGAGGACGTTTACCTACAATCTACAGGGTTTAAATCAGTCAACAACTTTGGCATACACTACCTACACAACGAGCAAGATTTGTTTAAGCAATCAAGTGTAGCTGTAGGACAGCGTGAACGTGTGTTTAACAGTTTAATACATATAATCAGCTTACAAAGCTATCTACAGGCACATAACATCAAATACAAATTTATGAGTTATATGAACGTTTGGGAAGATGTATACGGGTTAGGACTTGAATACTTGGATTGTCAAATTGACTTTAGTCAATGGATATTTACAGATAAAGATCGCAATGGCTTGTTTGAATTAAGTCAAGATAGTAAACTATATATAGCAGATGGATATCATCCAAACGAACAAGCCCACCAACAGTGGGCAGAACTAATAAGAAAGTCAATTAATGCTTAAACATGGCGAAGTTAATCCCTTAAATGTACACGGCTTACGCGAGATAAGTTGGTGTCCTCCACACTTTGAACAGGTAAAGTTTGAATTGTGGGTTACTGAAAAAATGATCAGCAGTTGGATCTACGAAAACCTAGTAGGTCGTTTTTATATAGGTCCCACTGATGACAGTGGCAAACGTCAAATTATGATAGGGTTTGAAAATGCCAGCGAAGCTACCTATTTTAGTCTTTACCTTCCTCAGATAAATCCCAACGATTACTTCTAAGAAATTTTACCATCGGTCATTTAGTTGTTAAATAAAATTGTCCCCTAAGGAGAATTTATTAAATGGCGAAACAAGAACAACCACAAGAAACTACTGCTGAGCAAACTCAAACGCAAGCACCTAGTTTAACCCTACAAGATCTAGTGCTAGTTGCACAGATCATTCAAATTGGCAGTCAACGCGGTACATTCCGTGCTGAAGAATTAGCTGATGTTGGTACGTTATATACCAAACTTATCGCTTTCTTACAAGCGACTGGTGCATTAACACCAGCAAAAACCGAGGAAACAAAAAATGATTAAGCACGTTGGCAAACATAATCAACGCAAGATTGCAATTGTATATCGTAAAGTGCCAGATGAAGGTCATATGGCTTTAGTAATGTACACAGACAACTTACCAATGATGGTACATGATGAAGCTATGAAAGTATTAGAAAGCGAAGTAGGACAAAATGCTAAGGAATTAGCAGATGCTCTATTCCGTCACATTATGCCAGATGGTACTAACTGTCTACAGCATATCCACAAAGCTGGTTACCTAAAGAAAGTTCCATGTAACCAAGTTATTGTAACTCCTACTGCTAAATCAACAGTACGTTTAGATGAATTAAATGACATTTTAGACAAACTAGAAGCAGGCGGCGAGGCAGCTCAACGCTTAGATGACATTGATAAAAATCGTGGTATCAAAGGTGTTAAACAACAAGGTCGTGAACTTGGTATGCCGGCAGAACCATTTACAGGTACTCCAACTACATCAGCTGATGTAGCAGGTGTATTAAGCGACGCTGAAATTGCTCAACAGCGCATTGGTCAAGCTACTCGTATGGAAGCTGAAGCTAAAGGTTTATTAGCAGAAGCAAAACGTCTAAAAGCAGAAGCAGCAAGTTTAAAACCTGTAGCTGTTAAGAAAGCAACACCAGCCAAAGCTAAAACAACAACACCAAAGGCTACAGATGGCAGAGCAACCAAAACCAAAAAAGCCACAGCGTAAAAGCAGTAAGAAAATTACATTGAGCAAAAACAAAAGTTGGAAAGATATAGTCGAAGGTGTCGATAAGAAAGAAGTACCTATACATATACTACAAGAAATTGAAGTAAAATTAATAGATGGTACTAATATCAGCATCGACGTTAAAAAACTAATCGAAGACGGGATGGACCCTACAGCCATTGAGGAATTATTAGACCTTAAGTTTAATGAACTCGATGCTTATATTGAGAATGTTGATTTCTTAATTGACATTGCTAAAGTGGTAGATGCTATCCAACCAGAAACAGACAAGGTACTTAAAGGTCTATGATTTGTTCAATTCTCGCTAGCACCAGCTTAGGGGGCATAGGCAATCGTGGTACCTTGCCTTGGCCAAAACATAAAGAGGATCTTTCCTGGTTTAAAGAACATACTACAAATAATATCGTAGTTATGGGACGTAACACTTGGGAAGATCCAATGATGCCCAAACCTTTACCAAATCGCACCAACTACGTGGTCAGCAGTCACCATGTGGCTAAAGAATACCAACACCAAGTACGTTGGATTCCTGGCACGCCTGTAGAAGCTATTAAACAGGTACAAAAGTCTAACCCAACGCAAGATGTATTTGTCATTGGCGGGCAAAAGCTATATGACGCTACCACTGATATTGTAGAACGTGTTTATCTAACTCGTATGAAGGGCGATTACTGGTGTGATACACGTATTAACTTAGAACGTTATCTAAGTTGTTTCCGTATTATGACAGTGCGCCCAGGCACTAACTGTACCTATGAAATATGGGACCGTGTACTCTTTTAGGTTGACAAACCATAGCATATCTGTTATAATAATACAATGAAACCTTACCTCAATTCTCTAAAATATGTTTTAGACAACGGCACTGTGCGAGAAGATCGTACGGGTACTGGCACTATTGGTGTATTTGGCATGCAGTCGCGCTACGATCTAAGCAAATCCTTCCCCGCAGTTACTACTAAGAAACTTGCATTCAAAGCCTGCCTCAGTGAACTGTTATGGTTTATTGAAGGTAGCGGTGATGAACGCAGACTAGCAGAAATCCTATATGGAGATAAGCTAGAGCATCGCAAAACTATCTGGACTGACAATGCCCTATCTAAGTATTGGATTTCTAAGTCTAAGTACCAAGGCGACCTAGGTCGTGTCTACGGCGTACAATGGCGGCACTGGCGTACACAACTTAAACGCTGGATTAGTTCAAGCGAAAGCCAACCCGTTGAGATAGATCAACTACTCGAATTGGTAGAAGGTATAAAGAAAGATCCATACGGACGTAGACATATTCTAACTGCTTGGAATCCAGGTGAGTTAGATCAAATGGCTTTACCTCCTTGTCATTGTTTTGCACAGTTTTACGTAAGTGCAGATAATAAGTTGTCGTGTCAAATGTATCAGCGATCATGCGATATGTTTTTAGGCGTGCCTTTTAACATAGCGTCCTACAGCCTGCTAACGCATATGGTAGCCCAAGTGTGTGGCCTTGGGGTAGGCGAATTCGTTCACGTACTCGGTGATGCTCACATATATTTGAATCATGTAGATCAGGTAAAAGAACAACTTTCACGTGAGCCCTTACCTGCACCACAACTTTGGATTAATCCAGCTGTTACAGATATTACTAAATTTACTATGGAAGACTTTAGACTAGATGGATACACAAGCCTTGCAAGTATCAAAGCCCCAATGGCGGTATGAACGCCCGCATCGTGTACGTTTCTTCACTGAAAGCGTACACATCAATGACGCATATAATAAACACGATAACGAACTCTATTGGGAAGTTGCTAAACAGTTTAGCTTAACTCCGAAATATCAATGGGTAGAGGCTAACGGAATTGATCTACAATTTAATATAGATAATCGTGCGCAGGATTGGCATAAGCAGATTAGGTTCTATGGTGATCTTACAGAAGCTGAGTATGTAGATTATTGTTTAAGATTTTTTGATCATCACGACGAGGCCTGGAAATGAAAGTATACAAAAACAAATATCGATATCATTGGATAAGCCCTTATACAGTCTGTGAAAAGATCTGCTGGTGGCGTGAGATAGACTATGACGAGCCTTGGGTTAAACGGGTCAATAAAGTATTAGAGCCTGTGTGTACACTATTGCGCAAGTTCTTTGATATTGTACATCCTAAAGTCGACTACGTTAAGATTGATTACTGGGACGTGTGGTCAATGGACAGTACCTTAAGTCCAATCATCTTACCTATGCTTAAGAAACTACAAGAAGTCAAACACGGTGCTCCGTTTGTTGAAGACGAAGACGTACCAGAACGTCTACGCAGTACAACCAAAGCCGCAGTTAAAAGTAAAAAGAATGATTGGGACACTGACTGCAATCACTTTAAACGTTGGGATTGGGTCTTAGATGAAATGATTTGGGCATTTGAACAACTGTGTGATGAAGACCATGACGCACAGTTTCACACAGGAGTAACTGATCGATACTTCACCGAGCCCGACGAAAACGGGTTAAGTGAATGGAAAAAAGGTCCTAACGATACAAGTAAGTTTGATAAGAAAGGTTGGACTAAACACCACGCACGTATCAGTAACGGTACACGCTTATTTGGCAAATATTACCAAGCACTTTGGGATTAAGGAGAGTAAAATGGCATCACTTAAAGACTTAGTTAAGCAAGCATTAGAAAAGAAACAAGCAGAACAACACGGGACTAACACAGACCTTACTGTAGATACTGGTAAGTCTAAACCTAAACAACAAGTAACAACTAATAAGCCAACTAAAAAATCTGCAGGTAGAGGCAGATAATGTCGTTAACTTTGTTTGTTGGTAGACAAAATTTAGGCAATAATAATTTTTATTTGGCCGCGCGAGCAAAATTATACGATAGGTCTGCTTATGTTATCGATAATAGCAATGCCAACAAACTGCATTATGGTACCTGCTATACTAGCCCAGAAGATGTGCCAGATATAAATCTATATATAAAAGTACTCGAATCTGCAAGTGAAATAATTTACTGCCCACCCCCTTACACAAATTTTGATGTTAGCAATTCCTTTTATGAATCCACATTACTATCAGTCTGCGAGTTGAACGGCATTGCATTAACAAATGCACCGTTGGATATTTATAACGCTCAGACTGAAATTATGTTAGAACTACAAGATTTTAGAAAAAGTGATTATCCTCAAATATGGATAGCGGGCGGATCAGACACCTGGGGAGTCGGGTTAGAAGAAAATTCACAGCGTTATGGAGATATAATTGCTAAGGAATTAAATATGCCAGTAAGTACACTGGCTGCTGGGGGTGCATCAATTATGTGGTGCGCGGATCAAATACTGCGATCAGATATTAGAAAAAACGATATTGTAATTATTGGACTTACCCCTGGTGGCAGATTTCCGTATTACAATTTAAAAGAAATAAAACATATTAATGTAAGCACACTACTTGAAGATTCTAAATTAGAAAAAGAAATAGACATAAAGATTTTAGATCACCCAACTATACGATATGCTGTAGTCTTGGCTGTGTATCAAGTATTAAATTTTTGCAATAAAATAGGAGCTAAATTAATAATAGCAGGAATTAGTATTGATTTAGAACTTTGGTTTCATCTTAAAAATATTCAAAATTATACACACCTAGCCAACATCGATTTTAGTTATAAGTTTCTCGACTATGGATTTGATAATATGCACCCAGGGCCGATAACACATAAATTATACGCTAATCAAATATTAAAAAAATTAAATGAATATACCGCGGCTGACTCAACTAAGTAAAAAAATATAGGACAATTGAAAAAATGAAATTTTTAGTAACCGGCGGTGCAGGTTTTATCGGACATAATGTTGCACGTTTTTTAGAAGCCCAAGGACATGAATGTATTGTTGTAGATACATTTACTAATTACGGTTTTATTCCTACTAACGAAATTACCTATCTATCTTCCAATAGACAAAAACGCTATATCAGTGAAACATACAAAGTTGATATACGTGATCAACAAAGATTAAACAGCTTGTTTGACACCAATCAGCCTGATGTAATCATACACATGGCTAGCTTTCCTAGACAGAAGGTAGTTGAACAGGATCCTGCACTAGCCAGTGAAGTAATGAGTACAGGACTTATCAACTTATTAGAGCTAGGTAAAAAACATAAGGTTAAGAAGTTTGTTTATATTAGTTCAAGTATGGTCTACGGTGACTTTACTACTGATGTAACCGAATCAGCTACTTGTAATCCGCAAGGCCAATATGGTATTATGAAGTATATGGGTGAAAAACTAGTAGAAGACTATGCACGTCGTGGTTGCTTTGACCACGTTATCATTCGCCCAAGTGCTGTATATGGTGAATGGGACGTCGAAGATAGAGTTGTAAGCAAGTTTATGACCAAGGCAATGCGTGGAGAAACACTTAAGGTAAATGGTCCTGATGAAGTCTTAGACTTTACCTATGTAGAAGATACTGCTATGGGTATTGTGCTGGCTGCAACTAAAGATGTTGCTAACGGTAATATCTACAACATCACACGTTCAGAACAACGTCAATGGACCCTTAAAGATGCTGCAGAACTTGCAGTTAAAATTGCAGGTCAAGGCACATTAGAAATAGCACCCCGTGATTTAAGTTTCCCTAAGCGTGGTCGTTTAGATATTACACGTGCTGTAAAGGATTTAGGTTATAACCCGCAGGTTAATGTTGAAGAAGGATTCCGTAGATACTACGAATGGTATAATCAAAATCCTGTTCTTTGGCGCAAATAATTAATATTTAGAATTGTAATAATCTTTTAACCAAGTCCAATCGTAGGTTAACATTAACTTATCATAATTGCCATCGACTTGTTCGTAGTATTCTTTGGCATCTTTAGACCCTAAGATGCTCCATTCTGCGTTTAACCCTTCTGCTTCATTTAGCCAAGTATCTAAACGGTATTGACTTTCTATACTGTTAGTTTTCTTAACGTCATCAATTAACTTAATAACTTCTCTAAAAGCAGTACGCCAGGTCATTAAGGGATCTGAATTGTAATACGCAGTACCGCTGGATATAGGAACTACTTCGTGTGGTTGACTTAGAGTAAAATCAAGATCTGTAGTTTCAGTTGCTAATACCAATCGCTTATTATACGCAACCATGGCCATATGCCCGTATCGTAATCCATTTAGCGGATTATCAGCATAAAAAATATAATGTTTAGGCTCTTGTAAATAGTCAGGTTGCCAAGACCAATCAAACTCCGGATTAACTTTAAGTTTAGCTGGTACTTTAAAGAACCATTCCGTATCACTCATCTCTGCAGCAACTTTGAATGCGTTGTCTCTACCATTGATATTCTGCACACGTTTAACCTTCTGGTTAGAGGAGGTAGATAAGTGTTCATATAGCTGATCTGCATTTGTCTCACCGTTGCTGATATAGATAATATCAAGATTTTTATCGCCTAAAAACCAGTCTTTTTGCTTCAAAACATACGGATAATCATAGATTTGATGCTTTAAATGTGCGGAAATTTCACGGGGTACTAACGATACGCTGTTTGCTCTGTTAAAGGTGTGTACACTTCGGTCTTTCCATAATATAGGCGCAAAGTTTATAGTAGTATCTATATCACGTTTGAACAGTACATATGGTGTATTAAACTTAGTAGCTTTAACTATATCAACTAAGTTATCTGAGGTGTATGTTACAGTTGGAACGGGCAAGCGTGGTACACCTGGGTAATGCCAATTAACTTCCTTGTACCATTCTAGTAAAGGTATGTCTGATTGTTTATTAAATTCTGCTACATTAACTAAGAATGTATCACCAAACTTCTCGTGATCGCTATGCCAGCAGTGTAGTTGATAGGCTTCCCATGGTACAGGCTTATAATCAAAATCAAAGTTACTGTAGTCGCATACACTACTAATTACCCAAGCGTAAGGGGTTCTACAACGCGAAATACAGCGTTTTAACGTGTCTAAGTGATTGTCGTAGTATCTTACCACCTTAGCATGCGGGAAACGGGTTGCAAGGGCAGTAACATTATCGTCATTGCCGCCCATGTCCATGATGAAGATATCAAACATCTAGTTGTTCTACTTGGATGCCGGAATTACGAAGAAAAGTGATCCCACTATCATCCCTGTAATTAATTGCGTAGTAGACATGCTTAATACCTGATTGATAAATGAGTTTGGCGCAATCGAGGCAAGGACTATGTGTAACAAATAAAGTTGCATCGAGACCAGACTCACTACTCCTAGCGAGTTTCGCAATAGCGTTCGTTTCTGCATGTAATACCTCCGGTTTAGTTTTAATAGTTCCATCTTCTAATTCAAGTTCACAATTGTTATCCCACCCTGCTGGCATCCCATTGTAACCAATTGATATAATTCTGTCATCTTTGACAATAAGGGCTCCCACTTTAAGTCTACGTGCTGTGCTTAAATTACTGTAGATGTGTGCGGCCCGCATGTGTGCTGTTTGATACTTAGGCTTCATTATAATAATTCCTAAATTGATCTGCAATTACCCGAGTCCAGGGCATTGCGTCTAATTCTCTTATGTGATAATTGTAATGAGTAGGGGCTTCAAATATCTTATTAGTATCTGCATACCGACTTGTTGTAATTGTGTCCATCCAAACTACAATATCCGGGTTAAAGATATTTCTAAGTTTATGTGTAGGACAAACAAAGTCTGCTACTACAATGTTATTCATAGTCTCTGCATTGCGAGCAAACCTGGCCATACGTTCTGCTTGTCGAATTCGCCCTTCTTCTGAAAAGTCCCAATCGTTAAATGCTTCACGCATCCGATCAGCATTAAACCACTCAACACTACGACCAACTGCTTTGATATCTTCTACTAGTTTTTTTGCAAAGGTACTTTTACCACTGCCAGGTAATCCCATTACTAGAATTCTCATTTGAAGTCCTTGTCTTTATATTTGTCCCAATACTCTTTTGGATTAGTATATTTTAACATAAAATCTTCAGGATTGCAATATTGCAGATTAAAATCATATGCTAGTTGCCTATGCCAATCAATGCCAAAATGTGCACCGTCACGAGCTTTAGTCCATGCCACTGTATTATATACAGTACGCACTGTATCATCCCAGTTAATGCTTAATAATTTAAACTTATAAACTTCCTGTAGTAGCTGTAAGATTGTTTTATTTTTTGTTTGATTGTTATAGGCCGTATTATCTTCGTATTGTAGATTATCCTCTTCCATAGTCCATGCACCATTAAACACAGCACCGTTCTCGTATGTTTCAAATCTAAATAGACTTGGCCACATGACTGCTACAATTGAAGGTTTAATAATAGGAATTAGGTTAACTGCCAATCTGGCCACAGTATCAGCGCCGGCGCCACCCAGTCCTGCATTGTAAACACTATAATCAGGAAAATAATCACGACCAAATTGTTCCGGCCAATTATCCTGTTGGGGAACTCCTACTCCAACAGTATGACTGCAGCCCAACGTAAGAATTATAGGATTCATTCCGTTAAGATCAAATTCACAACTTCTAAATCCGTGTGAATTATATTTGTAGGTAAAACTATCAGCACGCCAGTTTGGATGGCCTTGGTGTCTGGTCCCTTGTATATTATTAAATCGTTCTTCACTGTCTAAATCAGACAGGCTAAACGCCATCTCTTGATCACGGGGGTATGTGCCAAGATCTAATGTACTACCTAAAGCCCAGTAATTATTTTGAGTTGTCATTTTTAATTTTGCGCTTTAACACGTTTTCTTTTGATTGAGGGAACCAATGTATATTTTGCTCACGTCCGTTCGGACATACATCACATTCGGGTATTGGTTGAGCTTCAGTACGTTCAAAATAATCTATATCTTCTTGGGTTGCAGTTTTTAAATCGATCGGTTTATAATTTAAATATTTTTGCCAGTCTGGGTCATCTAACTGATTAGTTTCTGTTAGTACTTTAGGCAATGCTAATAACCTAGGGCATTTATATAGTTTACTGTCTATGGCCGCTGCACAAAACGGACTAATACATCCTATCTTAAAGGAACCATCTGGATCGTTAGTAGCAAAAGGTTTTATTTTACCACCGACCATTTTAAACTGTGCTTTAAATCCGTGTTCATGAAACGTATGCAACATAAAATCAATCTTATTATCAGGAATATCATAATGCATATCATGTATCTTGTGTATACGGGGATGACTTAAAAAATATTTTAAATTTTCATAATATTTTTGTGCTTCTTTACTATCTGCAAATCCTGCCAAATGATCATCAATTGATAAACGTATATTACCTACTTCTAAAAATAAATCAACGATGTCGTCTCTAAATTTGTGTATCAGTAATGCATTTGTACTAATATTAATAATTGAATTTGGAAAAAGTTTTCTAACATGCCGTGCCATAGGTACTACTTTTTCATGCCAATACAGTGTAGGTTCACCGCCGACTAATGTAATCATATTAGTAACATCGTCGACATAGTTAGCAAAATTAGAAATAGTTTCTAAAATACTTTCTATACTTGGGTCGTAGTCTTTATGAAAAATAATGTCCGAACCACTATTGCACCCTTTACAGGCCAGATTGCATTTAAACCCATAATAAAAATTCATTATTTGAAGTTTAATTTTTTTCATGAGTAGACTTTAACTCCGTATAACTGTTCAAAGCGATCAGCATCGGCACGATCGTTGACCATTGGTTCACCGCGGATATTTAAACTTGTATTAAGTAGCATAGGACATCCTGTCCATGTAAACCACTGCTCTAATAGTTGTCTAATCCCCGAGCCATCATTTGGCACAGTTTGCACTCGACTTGTTCCGTCAACATGTACAATAGCAGGAAACAATTCAGGATGCTTACAGCGAGCCACTGTCTGCATATAAGGGCTACGATCCCACCCAACAGGCATATCAAAGTATTCGTGTACTAGCTCCTCGAGTATAACTGGTGCAAATGGTCTAAACTTTTGTCTACGTTTAATTTCATTTACAGTATCCTTGATCTCAGGTCCTCTAGGGTCTGCTAATAAACTACGGTTACCAAGGGCTCGCGGACCAAACTCCGCCCGGCCGCTCGCCACGCCACAAATCTTATTTGTGGTTAACTCGGAAATGATACTTTTAGTAGGGTAAAGACCACAAATATCATGGCCAAGGAAAGCATCTTTCCAAACCAATCTTCTGCCCAGTGCCATTGCAGCTGCGCCAAGGCTAGACCCGGCATCGCCAGGATTAGGCATAATCCAAATGTTATCAAAGTATCCCCCTAATATTTTATTTGCACTACAGTTAAGTGCCACACCCCCACAATAGACTAAATTACTGTTTGGCGCAAGGTCGCTGGCCTTCATCATAATTGTTGCTATTAAATCTTCAGTGAGTTCTTGTGCAGCTCTAGCAGTATCTTCATCACTCCAATTACCTTTGATCTTGCCAGGTAAGCCGATGTGTAGATTATGTTTGAATATCATTGCCACTTCATCTTCTATCAGACTGGCTTTAAGATTGTCAGCTTGAAACCAATTCTGTTGCTTACCCCATCCCGCCATGCCCATTAAGATATATTCTTCGTCCAAGGGTTTAAGTCCAACACTTTTAGTAAATGCACTGTACATCAAGCCAATGCTGTGTGGGTATTTTTGTCCCCAAACTTTCTTATATTGTGCTCGGCCATTGACGTAATGTGCAGACCATATGCTTATTGTATCCCACTCACCAATGGCATCGATTACCACAACTGTTGCATCGTCAAATGGACTCGTTTGAAACCCCGCAGCCGCATGACTTAAATGATGATTGTATGTACTAATAGGAAGATGATGTAATCTACTCCACGGTGCTGCTTCTGACAGCATTTTACGCACACTCCAATCTTTAGTTAGTTCGCTGTACTGCCCAGCATACAATTGACGAGTCTTCTTAACCCAAGGGCGTTCATAGTAAGCTACAGTATCTACATCACCGTAGCTAAGTGCATCTTTTATTAGATCGTTGTGTAGTTTAGGATCGTGTTTACGTTTGCTGTAGCGTTCGCTATGCCCAGCAAATAAGATCTGACCTTGGTCGTTGATTAATGTTACAGCGGCATCATGGAAGCCGGCCGATATACCTAAGATGTTCATATATTAAATTTGCTGCCTCAATGTGTGCTTCTTCTCGCGGATGTGTTGTTGCGAAAGGAAACTTATTATCCTTTGCCCAAGTATAAAATCCTTTATGGCCAGAGAACCAATACCAATTATTTAAATTAAGTTGTTGCTGTAATGTTTTAATGCTAATATCATCTAGATGTTTATTAACATTATCTAATAGACACTCGTCTACTCCCAAAAACAAATAAGGTATATTACGTAATTCTAAATATTGTTGTAGTAGCACAATATCTAATAGACTATGGTAAACTTCCCAATACTCGTATCCGCCAATCTTACTGTAAAATACACGAGCAAAATCACTTATACCCAATGTTTGTTCACGCTGTAATTTATCTAGATGGTGTTGAAATACTATAGGATTATCTATTTGAAAATCTTTTTTAATAGTTTTTTCTGCATTATCCGAAACACTCCAAGGACTGATCTGTTCCCAACTACTATTAAAATTAAATTCGTATCTGCCAGGGAAACTCCAGGTAACTATTACTTGCTCAATATCGAGATATTGATCGCATGTATTCATTACACTGCGCCTAATTGCACTGTTACTGTATCCAGGTTCTGCAGCGCACACATACTCTAATCCCATATCTCTGGCTATTAATGCTGTGTAAGTATGTTGACTGGGCACTTCTTTAGGTGGTGCAGTATCGCTTAAGATAAAACAATCAGCAAGCTCGCTACCGTAAGTGAAACTATCGCCACCGGCTATCAGACATCCCATCCCAATCCCTTCATATGGTTGTAAACTTTGTCTGCTACCATTTCATGACCACGATCTAAGAAATGTTTACGAGGACCTATTTCACTACCGTAGGTCCATTCCATCATAGTGTCAACCGGCCAACCTACATAAAATCTACCGTCAATTTGATCTAATAAATCTTTGTTGACTTCGGCGGTACGATTGTTTACTTGGTGATTGCCAAAACTATCTAGCATCAAATATGGTTTATTATTGGCCTTAAAGAAGTTTTGTATTAGAATAATGTTTAGCAAATATTGTCTATACAAATAGTCATCATTATGATGGCGACTAAAATAATCAATTATTTCCCAGCGCCAGTCGGCCCACCCTCTATGTGGCAAATGGCCACCGCCTGGCCATAAGTCGTAGAATCCGGCTTCGTCGGCCATTTCAATACGTGCAAAATGACTCCAGGCAATGATAGCCATGTCGTAATTATTAGTCTGTTCAACACAGTGGCGCACCATGCGAATGTTACCGCTACCTGGTTTGGCTAGATTGGTAACTTCATAACCTAACTTAGTGCCTAAAAGAAAAGGCCAGGCGTTGTTTAAATCGCTTAGTTCTTCACCGTATGTAAAACTGTCACCTACTGTAAGTAATTGCATTATTTGTAAATAAATGGATCTCTTTTACGCAATTCTTTCAACTTCTTACGATATGCTATTTCTAACTTGATACGATTAATAATGTTTTTTAACCAATTCATTAAATTTCTCCTTAATTAATATAGAGGCTGCCAAATGTGCATGTTCCAATGGATGTCCATCTGGTCCTATATTGTACTTATTTTCAACTGCCCATTGATAAAAGCCTCTTGGTTGTTGTGTTTCACCTGGTTCTGTACCCGCTGGGAATAAGTACCAATGGTCCCAGTTGGTTTTGGGGTCTAATAACTCTATTAAACAGTTGTCTACACAGGTAAACAAGTAAGGCACATTGTGGTATTCGCAATACTGTTGAAACTCTAATATAACCCTAGGACTGGTATATACAGTATCTCTACTAGGCCAAGTCCAACACACAACCACTGCTTTAGGCAGACCTTGTTGTAACTCTGCCCTAGCACGTTCTGCAATCTCATAGTTACCTATGCCAGGATAGGCAGTACAGATATAATTATCACCGGCTAGTAGTGCAGTAAAAGTATTGCGACTATATCCGTTAATACCACCGTGGGGGCTATCTTCTAGCTCACTGCCCCAGACCATACTATCGCCACCAGCTACTACTTGCATACACCACCAATGATTGTGATTTGTCTATCAATAAAATCTGCATCTGCCCAGGTATACTTATATTCTGTATAGGCATTTTTGGTTTTTATACTGTATACGTCTAAATGAGTTTCTAATAATGCCCAAATAGTCTGATACTCTTCTGTGTTAAAACTACGTAATAAATTCACCTGGCCAACTTGGGGATGGCCGATAGTTAAACTTTTATCGTTAGGGTCAAATCCGTTGGCTACTAACCAATCTTTAAATTCGCTAAGTTTAATTTTTTGCCATTGATAGTTACCGGGATTATTTGCCCATTCAATATCAAAATCGCCAGCGGCTTCGGATTGACTACGTAATGTACTAGTAGTTAATTCACTTATACGACTGTCGCGCCCCTCATCACTGAATACTTCCCAATGATGTTTGCCCACTGCTTTATTGACTCCAACAAATACACCCCCAAGTGATCGATTAATTGTGTCAATGCCGAACAATTCATAATCACTTTCTTCTAATACAAATCGCGGAGCATTTAGCCAGCACATTAGTTGACTGGGCCGCATCCATTCAGGTGCGTGTAGTTCTTTTCGATAACTCAGTGCCCAGGATTCAAATTCATGACATAATAGATTAAGTTGTCGAATGTGCCAACGGGTAGTGGGGTCTGCAGCAGTGTAATAAGGACTCATCTGACCAGATACTCCTTGTAAATCTTCAAAGTATCTATGTAAGTGATTTAACTTATCGTGAACAATATTACGTACTGCTGGTTCGTCACCAATTGGATCATCAGTCAAACAATTATCCATTGAAAAATAATCATCAATTTGATAACCAAGGTTAGCTTGATTAATTGCAGCAATACTATGATTAACTTGATTTAAAATATACCAACCGTTACGAGGACTATTAGCAAACCCAAAGAAACAATAGTTCTTTTCTAAATGATAATTGTGCTGTATCAGATGATTTAGCGCATCAAGCCATTTACGGCTTAGGCTATTGTCAAATACATCAACATATACAGTTAAATGACTGTCGTTGCCCTGTAAAACAATTTCAATAGTGTCAATTAATTGATTGGTACCATTCATAAACATCAGGTCTCATTGATAATATGTCGGCCATGGTATATTCATCGCCACGGATATCTTCTAATTGTAACACACGTTGCTTGCCTTTGTCAAGTGCTAATTTCCAAGTGTCTGGGTATTGCTCTTGGAATGTAGGTCTAGTTTTGAGCTGTATTAATATGTCCCTAAGTGAGTTATGAAGGGGACTACCCAAAATTTCGTCTATCCATGGATATAATATATCCTTAGGTAGGGCCAATGGCGACATAATAATATCAGGACTAAAACTAAAGACTACTTTGGCAAGAACATCTACATCCAATTCTTCAGCAAGGCGGCTAATGTTGGCGACTTCGAACATTCCGGGCAATGTGAGAGTGAAGTCAATGCGCATTTGGCGTCGGTGACTTGCGATTCTAACTCCTTGACGGAAGTTTGTAAGCCATGAATTATAGTCAAGTCCTGTTCTAATGTATTCTCCAATTTTACCAGTTCCGTCGAGACTGGCACAGATTTGCCAATCACGTAGCCCAGATAGAATGTCCCTATAGAGATTGACGCCGCGATAGTCGACACGGCTAAGATTTGTATTGTACCTTGCGTAAACACGTTTACCATCTCCTAGTTCAACAATGCGCTTCATATAGCGCCAATGTTGTTCGTACATTAGTGGCTCCCCGCCTACCCAATATACTTCTTCTACTTGATGACTTTCTACAGCACTCGCAAACTCTTGTTCTATTTGACTGTCTTGAAAAGCAGTAATCTGCTCTTTGATTTCGGGCTTCATCCAATTGTTTTTTGGATTCAACCAATTGATCATATTGTGGGTGCGCTGTTCTGATTCCCAGGCGCTAGATAACATATCTCCACACATACGACATTTGAAATTGCATAAGTTAGAGAATCTATAATCCCAACTAACAGGACGAAGTGTAGTAGTTCCGTCTGCGTCGGTATTCTCTAGTATACTCTGATATTTATGACCAAAAAGGCTATCAAAATAACTACGGTAAACTGATGTGTTCAATAGCTTGTCATTACACACTTCACACTCAGGTAGGGTTTCGCCGGCCATCATGCGTACCCGTACACTTTTCATATGCTCACTGTTCCAGTGTTCATCTAATGTAATTGGAATGTACTTGCCTGTGCCAGCTTTAGTATCAATATACTGTTCAAAGTTCTGTGCGGGCTCGCGACTAGCACAGCACATACGTCGCTCAGTCTGAGGACTTAGGTATGTGTGTACCCAAGGTGCTAAACACATTGTTTGAGGTTTAGGTTGCATGTATCCACTCTAAGGTTGGGACAATAAATTCGCGGTCAATTCCGTTTAATACCTGAACTCTATCATAAAACTTATTGTAATTATGTTTAATTTTTTGTTCTGTTAGTGGATCTAAATAGCGGTTACAATCAAAATTTATAATATTATTGTAGATAATTTCTAATCTATCTTCAAAAAACTCTTCAGTATCATAACTCTCATCAAACAAATGATCGTATGTTTCAAATCCCAAAGAGCGTAGATGTGCTAGTGTTCCTGGCATTCCCATCAACATAAACGGATGCTGATGTGCTATAGGTTTATATGTCTTTTCTGTAATAAACAAGTCAGCAGGACAAAGTTCATCTGACCTAAGTCCTTGTTGTTCTTTTATTAAATCTGAACAGCCATAATAAGTTTCAACAGCCACAGTGAAATATGTGTCATCATACCATTCAGCCTCAAACTGTCTATCCCAGCCAATGCGTGCTACTGGATTAGTTTCTTTAGTAACTAAATGTTTTCCGTTGCACAACCGTTCAACGTAACTCCAGGTGGCGCGGTCTAATACATTTTCAAATCTTTCAACAATAGCTGTTCTAAACTGTTTACTTCTTTTAATTGGCATGAAAAACAAATTAGTGTTTGTACGATTGGGGACATAGTTTTGATATTGAAAATTCTTATCGCAAGTGTACCAAAGACTTTCGTTATACCAAAACCAATTTGGTACATTGATGACATTCTTCCAACCATAGTCATGTGAATTCTTACAACCCAGTACTACTAAAATATTATCTAGATACGGCTCAAAATCACGTGCTAGTAAGAATGGACGAGCTTCCCATAAGTTTGCTAAAATTACTCTGAATCCGTCAGATAAGAATTTAATTAAAATATCGTTGTTAAAAAATTCCGGACGAGATACAACTAATATATCAGTGTCTTTATTATATGTGTTGGTATTATTGTAGTTATTCAGATCAAACTCTTTTTGGAGGATCCATTCTAAGTAGCTACTGTTTAAATCTGTCCACCCAACTCTGACTAAATTTATTTTATTCATATCCCATGGCCTTGGCTATTTCTGGGTGTGAGGTTAAAAAACTTTGATTCCGATATCCATCTGCTAATTTCATAGCACGCAAGAATTCCTGGCCGTCACTGCCTTCTCCGTTTTGAATAAACTTAATAATACGTAGAATTTCTGCACGATATTTAGGTTGCACCTGATTATTGGTTAATTTATCAATAACCAATTGTTGTGCTGCTGTAGTCATACGGCCAATACACATGTGCCACGGATCGTGTAACATGTTAAAATAGACATGATCAAATGGCATATTTTGCAACCATTCGCACATCTCTGGTAAGTAATAAACATTTTGTACGTTGACTGTGAGACATAATTGTATATTAAACTTACTGTTATGCAATTCAAAAAAGCGCCATAGATTGCGTTCTACTTCCGCCCATTTTGCGCCGTATCTTTCGTATTCAAAACGACTGCCGGTATTGTCGATACTAAGTGCTACTTCGACATGCTTAAAGTGACTCCAGAGCTCGTAGCTGTCCGGAAATACAGTTCCATTGGTATTATAATGTATCTCAATATTTTTTGCATAGTCATGCTCTACAGCATAACGCAATAATTCAAAATGTTGTTCTATTAAAAAGGGTTCGCCACCTGTAAATTCTAAATATCTAATGTTAGGTAACAGTGTCTTTAAGTCATCCCAAAACACTTCTGTTTCTCTCGGCCAGGCGCCCTGTTTAATCCATAGATTCGCTATATGATCTTTTCTATGTTCTTTTGGTATATAATCTAATTCTTCTTTAGCCCACTTACTACTGCTCCAACTGCCGCATATACGACATTTAAGATTACAAATATTTCCCAATTTAAGATCAATAAACCACAACTGGTCAGGATTGGTATTATTAAAATCAATATTATCGTAATATTCTTTTAATCTAATTCGACTGTTGATACGTTTGCTGGTGCGCCCTGCAGCTTCTTCGTCCCAACAACGTCGACAAGTTTTTGGTTTTTCACCGTTAAGAAATTGTTTTCGTAAATCCTGCATGTATTCACTGTGGTATATTTCGCTAAGTGAATGTTGTAGCAAATTATACTTTTCACCATTCGATTGTGTAATCTCATCGTCAGCCAAACAACAAGGCCTGGCGCTGCCTATCGGGCTAGTTTCAACACTAATCCAAGGAAGAATACATATTTTTTCAGGTAATGCCATTCAGTAGAATATCCTTTAATTTTAAATAGCTATCGTTATCAAATCTTATATCATCATTGATGTTTGCATGTTTACTTATTATACGTTCAATCATGCCCGGATTACTATCAAGATGAACTTTAATTTTAAATTGAATATCTTCGGGCATTAATAGATTTTCGTATGGTGTTAGATTATATAAATCTTGATAAACTGCTGTTTTTGGTCTTGAACCAAAAAATTGTTCTATACTAGCATAATGTAAAGTAAGACTATCAATGAGTTGATTTAATTCAGCTGTATTTCTGCTCATTGGCAATCGTAAACACAGTGCCACTTCTTGTAGTATTAATCTACGTCTGACACGTTCGTAGAATGTCAATTCTGGGTTATCTTCGAGTATCCATAAAATATCAGAACCCGCAGACGAAATAAGCCCAATGTCTTCTTGCATATTCCATAATGGAGTTTGTGGATGGTGGGTATACGGAGTTCCTAGCGTGAGTTTATAAACTGTACCGCTGGCGCAATATTTTTGATAACGTATAAACATATCTACAGTATCTAGAAAATCTTGCCAGGTTTCTGTAGGGTAGCAACTAAAAAATAATAACACGCAGACAATTCCGCGACGGTCAAATTGTTCTAACTCAGCATCAACATCTGTTGTAGTAAATTTTTTCTTCATGTGTTCACGCACACTATCACTGCCGCTTTCGACGCCAATAGTTAACCCTTCGCCGCCGCTGGCTTTTAATAAATTATAATATTCATCATTCAGCACATTCGATACAGGTCGAGTAATATATTGCCCAACCCATTTAATTTTTTTATCGAGGTTTGTATTGTTGTAATTAGCTAAAGTTCTGATAAAATCATTGAAGGCTTTTAAACTTCCATTAACCAAGCTATCGCTCATATAGAACTTACTTACATTATGTTTATTCTGCAGATGTATCATTTCTTGTGCAATGTGATCACCTGAGCGAAATTTAAATTTCGGCCATAAAACAGGTATGTCACAAAATGTACATTGTCGCACGCACCCTTTACTTCCAGTAATAGGAATTATTGGGTCATTGATATAATTGTATGTGTTAATATCATAATCGTCAAAATCAACAAATGGAATTGTTTCTAAATTAATTTCATTGATTGAGCCATTGACATTGTCTTCGGAATTGCCCTGCAATAAATCAATGATGGCCTGTTCACCATCGCCGTGTATTACCTTATCTACTATGCCGTATTTAAGTAAAGTGTCAGCAAAGTTAGCAGAATAATAATTTCCAAAATATTTTTTTAACTTGTTTACAAATTGTAAATGATCAGGGCCAAGAGCATAACTGCTAGCGCCTCTACCACCTAGTACAATTTTAATATTGGGTAATAATTTTTTAACGGTGTCACATAATAATAATGTTGCTTTATGGCTTTTATAACTGAATACACTGATACCCAACCAAGCAGGATTTTTCTCTTTAATATCTGAAATACAAGCTAACAACCAAGATTTAATTATTTCATTATCTTGATCAAAGAAAAATTCAACTACATCACTGGTATCGCTGATAGGTGTACTAACATTTTCAAAATTATATTGAACTGAATAGAATTTGTCATTTGAACCGCATATATCTCTCAACAATATATTATAGTCAGCAGTTTTTGCTTTAAATCCTGCCGCATTGGCACAGGCTTTGATTATGGCAGGGCTACTAGGTGGGTATTGTAGATCTAATACCGGAACAGCAACTATTAATAAATCTAAATTAGCCAAGATACGATCTCAATGAACTTAGCTCAGGAAACACCTGTTCAAACGATTCTTGTCTATATTGATCTAATCTATCATTTGTTCGAAAAAATTCTCCTAGTAAATAACTACGATCATCTTTCATCATGATATTAACTAACCCCTGATAACTACCTATTGCACGTCTAAGATGGTCTTGAGGTTCTAACCATTTGATATGATCATCTATTTTATTTTTTGCCTCAATTTTAAATTTCTGCGGTAAGACGTCCACTCGATCACGTTCGGGTCCTTGTAAAATATTAATATTCCAATCTTGTGCTTTTACGTATCCTTTGTTTACCCAATCTTTATGAAAGTCCGATACGTGCAATACGTTATATAAACTAACCGTAGCACTGACATAAAAATCTGTATTTGGACATACTTCTAACATCTGTTCTCGATTACGTTCAATTTGATCCCATTTAGTACCTTTACGTATGTATTCAGCGCGAGGACCCATTGCATCTAAACTTGCTCCTACCCCCACATTCTGAAATAATTTCCAATATTCTAAAACATTGTCATCTTTGAGTGCCAAACGACTAAAATTTGTATTATAAATCAATTTGACATTAAACATTTCTCGCTTGACAAGCTCTTTTAATATACGATAGTGCTCTTCCATCATTAGAGGTTCGCCACCGGCAAAATAAATTTGTTCGAGATAAGGAATATGCGGCTCTAATTGTTCCCACATATCTAATTCGGTGCGGCCAGCGAACATAATCCTGGGGTAGTCACGTTTACCATATAGTTGCTCTTCCTCTGTATACCAACTGCTACTAAACCAGCCGCCGCAAGTACGACAAGTAAAGTTACATAGGTTAGAGAAGCGCACATCATAATAGCGCAGTTTAAAATCATCGTAGGTGCCATCGGTTTTAGTAGCATCTACTAACCCAATGTGTTGTCCAAAGTTTTTGTTGGTACTGTTACGCATGCTCATAAAACCGTTAGCCTCTTGCTCGTAACACTTAGTACATTCTTTGCAGGGTTTTTCTTCTAGCATGTTAGTACGCATTGTTCTATATGCAGGCTGATTCCAAACTGTTTCCATACTATCTTGCTTAAAATTTCCTACTGGGTGTTTGTCGTCACCCAGACAACAGGGATAAGCACGACCGTCCGGAAAGGCATGCATGTGTATCCAAGGGATCATACAAAATACATCACTCTTAGTTAACCGATTAAGTTGGTCTGTTCGTAGGTCATCTTCACTAATATATACAGGTTTACGTGTATGATAATGATGATTCTTATAGTAGTCGTCTTGTTGTTTATCGCTCATAGGGTTAGTAATACCTGTTGTGCTACTTGTTCGTGATCTTTTTTAGTAGGATGGCCTAATCCTTGGCGCCATGTACCGAAATTGTCTACATTAATGTTTATGCTGCCAATTGATCCCATACAACAAGTTTCAATTAATCGCACCCCTCGTTGTTGACATAAGATTCTAGTCATATCAACATAATTACTTTTTTTAGTTTCGTATTCTTCACTGTCAAATTTATACCTAGTAACAGTATCATAAATTGTAGCTAATGGATCTAAATATTCTGCTCGATCACTGCATATTCTAGGATGCAAATTGATATTACTATCAGTATAATCTTTGAACTGTGTAAATGGTTGTCCTTTTTCAGCAGTAGCACACCAACTAGGTATGATAAACCATTCTCTATTATCTGTGCGCCAATACTCTCGCATGGTACTAGTCCATCCTACAATAACAAGGGTAATTTCTTGGCTTTTATATCTGACTAATGTATTAACTACATTATGGAATATACCTTCATTACTAATACCGCATACAGAATAATTTTTACACTCTACACCTAATGTATTTGCTACTAAATTAGGATAACTGTATTTGACATTATCTTCGTGTTGATTTGCATGCACAAGTTCTGCACCGTGTGTCACTGAACATCCAAATGCTAAAATCATAGTGCGTCGTACCAGTCTGCTAGTTGTGGAAATGTATATTTAAAGTCTTTTCCACGGCGCTGGTCATATTGCTGATAAAAGTTTTTAAAGTCACGCTGTAATACTTGTAATAGTTGCGGATCTTGTTCTGGAGTGCGCAGGTATTCTACCAATCTACGTAATTGATTTAATTCAAACTCGTGACAGAATACATCATCGGCCATAATCTCATAAGCACGGGCTAGTTCATCAGCATATTGCTCACGCATTGACAATGGTAATACTAAGACACTCTGTAAGCTAGGAAAGCGCAAGATATTAAGACTAAAGTTAATACTATCACGGCCGTATTCACGTTTAAGATTAACAATGTTAAACAAGAACTCACGTAGGCTTAGTAAGCATAAGGCATTGATTGTACACATGATATGTAGGCCGCGCAGTCTTTTACTATCCAGTAGATAAGAAACATTGCCAACCCATTGATCCCAATCCATGCCATCACGAATATATATTGCGTGTCTACCAATGCTTTCGTTGCTAGTGTACAAATCCAATTCGATACCTTGTGTAGCATCTAATAACCTCTCAATTTTATCTTTCTCAAATCCCAGGTTGCTGTTTATAGCAAGCCGTGTTTTGCTCTGACCTCTATGTTCTTTAAACCAATCTATTAGACGCCATGTATAACCCGACATTAAGGGCTCGCCGCCTGTGATGCGCAGTTCTTTTAACGTCTTGTGTAGGTCTGTTTCCCACCACTTAAAGAACGCTTCAACGTAAGGATTGACTTGATCAATAGTATAACGTTGACTATGATCGTGAGCATGAGTAAAGTGATTGCGTCCGTCAGATACAAGATGTTCATAGGCTCCATTGCGTTTAATATCTCTAACCCAGGCTGTACTGAAAGCAGGGTTACAATAGCTACAAGCAAACTGACAAGTTCGGTCGAATGCGATTTCCAGAGTTTGTAAATTAACATCTTCTTGATAGTTTGTATTAAACGCTGCATCTAAATCCTCGTCATTATAAATTACTGTTTTGTATACGCGATCACTAATTGACTCAGGAACATCAACTCCAAGATACTTAGGATCTTTATACATATCCTCTATTTTCCAGCAGTAATCACAACCTGCAGGTCGTTCACCTGCTTGCATCTGACGACGCTGTTCTTTTTTCTCAAGTGTATTGTGTATGGCTTTGGGATTAATAGCAATAGCATTAACATCAATAGCATGTGGCAAGGGATGATGGCAACTAGTAGTTTGTCCACTGCCTAACCATATAGTAGCATTGTACCATTTGGCCGCGCAGAAGCTCTCTGACTTAATGTCAATTACTCTACGTTTGTATTCTAAATCCGTTTCGTTATTGATTTTCGGCATGCCACTTGCACTCCTGCCAAAACTCTTTCATTTGTGGGAATACATCTGAGAAATAGGTTGTATCAGCTCCGCCAGCACAACGACGTTTGTCATATTCACTAAAGAAGCGATAGAAGTCAGCACGTTGTTCATTGATATATTTTTCTGTAAGTTTCTTACCGTTCTTCATCCAAGCAAGGTCACGTTCCATACGTTGTATTTCGTAATCTTTAAAACCATCAAATCTATCTTCACCTTCTTTGATTTGATGTTGTTTCATCCACTTAATTACATCTTCTAAGATACCTGCATAAGCTGGTGGTAAGATTTGTAGGCTTTGCCATTGCGGTGTACGTAATACAGGAGTATCAAACCAAACTCGTTGATATGTACTACTATACAGCCTGCGTAAATCTAAAATATGTTCAAGTTGTCGTTGCAGTCCTAGTAGACTTAGATTATTCATAGTAATAATATATGTAAGACTGTTACGATTAGGGACATCATTTAAGTATCTATGTACGTATGCTTGATTACGCTGGAAGTTCAACCCCCTACGAATATACTCAGCATGTTCAGCGATACCTGTATCTAAACTTACATACTGCATAAAGTGTTCAATGCGTTCACCTGTGCATAATTCTTTAACTTTTTCTAAATATTTAACAAATAACCCTTCTTCAACACTGAAGTTACTAGTAACATCTACATGTAAATCACTCTTAGGACTTGCTAAGATATAATCAAATACACGATGTGTGTTCTTATCCATAAGCGGCTCTCCACCTGTCATACGGAAGTGTTTTAAACTGCCGTATAGTTCAGGCCACCATTTCCAGAACGCTTCCACGTAGGGGTTATGATCTTTAACAGGAATAGGTTGACGTCGCCCTTTAAAGTGACTAGGGTCGTTGTGCGGTTTTGCTGTGGGATATGCTCCCCAACGATCGATATCTTTCTGCCACTCTGTACTAAATTGTGGACTGCAATAGCTACATGCTAAGTTGCAGCCATGACTAAAGTTTACTTCTACATAACTTGGCGTAACATCAGCGTCCCACGGTAGGGCTTTAATAGTATCGTAGTGTTCGGCGGCCCAGGGCTCGCCACTGCGATAGTGACGATCACTTAAGTGTCCAGTATCTTCTATATGCCAACAGTAATTACACTCTTTTGGCTTTTCACCTTCAAGCATTTTCTTACGTTGTTCTTTTTTGTGCTGTGTGTTATGTAATGCGCTAGGGTGAAACTCAACAACCTGCGCATCTATTTCGTGCAAGGGTGGATGGTAACAGCTATTGTTAAGTCCTGTAGGTAAGTGCAGGCTTACCTGTTGCCATTTGGCTAAGCAAAGACTAGGACCTAACTTGTCTTGCATTTCTTCTGCAGCCGACATGAATACTGATTTACTCACGGTTCATTATTCCTTTGTTTACAAAATTACTCTTGTAATGATGTTTAAAAAATTTACTTTCTGCTGGATCCATATCTATAATAGGTAATCCTAATCGTGTACGAAGTATCTGACCTAAGCGTTGGCAATGTTCTACTGGTTCATTGATACTTTCGTATTCCTTCCATATTGCCTCAAGCGCATCAAAGTCTTGTACCTTGCGATAGTCCCAATCTTCTAACATTGTTAAATACGTACCTTGACGTGCTCCAAATATAGCCCAAAAACCATTCTCTACGTCTGCGCCTACAGTTTGCCAAATACATAAGTTATCATAGTTACGTGAATGTACACGTTTTTCAAACTCTTCTAGTGTAGGCTTTGCTCCGCGGTCTAGGCACATTTTAACACCTTCACGGAATCCCGCACGCCAGGCTTGGAACGGACTGCTATTAGGATATGTTGTACTGTAGCAGTCACTCATAGCCCAATAGTTTGGATAGAAGCAAAATTCTACATCATTCTTAACGTCGCCGTCGGTATTCTCATGCGTTTTCATTGCATAGACAAAATCCTTTGTCCAACACGATAGGCCACCGTTGCCGTACTGGAGAGCATTAATATGATTACGGGCACGCCAACGGAAAACACAGTCTCGATTACTGTCGTCAAGTCTGAGTTGAAGATTAAAGAAGGCAGGGTCTGGAAGATTGTCACCGTCGATGAGTACAAAACGATCAGTGCTACTAGCATCAGCAGCTGCTTTGTGAGCTGCGTCACTACCCTTGACTCCATCTACTCTAACAGCCCACGGAACGATATTTTGTATCTTAATCCAGTTAGCTTCTTTATTAGGTTCATCATAACTTAAATAAACAACATCTAGGTCTGCTATATCAACTATTTGGCTCATAATATTCTACACTATTATAGGTTTCATCTGACTCAATTATTAAGCCAGCGTGATGTTTTACAGTTTTAAATCCTTGATTACTACGTTTTAATTGTACACTAATACCAGGGTTCATGTCAATCTTTATTAACCGTTTTTTCACAATATCTACATGGTATTGCGTATAGTTAGTATATGTTTCTTTATCGACTACAATATATTGCTCGTTTTCTGGGTGTTTCTGCATACTACACATGTAAATAGCGCCAGTTTCGTCGTAATGTAGGCGATATTCTATAGGTTCCGGTACAATAGCCATGGCGGCCATAGCAGAGTTAAACTCATCTAACCATTCTTGCGAATTCATCTGCATACTCCTTGATTAGTTCGTCTGTAACCCATGCTTTATCTTGATAGTGCAAGGGATGGTATTGATTAATGTTATTAATTCTAACCATTGGCACAGGTGTCTCATACACTACTAAATTGTGCCACGGTGTTGCTGTACTAAACTTATTAATTTTTGGCTTCATATGTGTAAAGTTAATAAAATCTACACCAGGTATAGTACAGTTTTCTTCACCTACAATCTTTGCAGCTAGGGCATACACTACATCAGTAGTTGGGTGTTCATCATAACACTTAATTAAGGTATCTTTAACCGTAGTCCAGTTTTGAAATATCTGTCGAGCATACCAAAAGAACTCTGCGGCTTCTTGGCTATAACGGAAATACATAATGCCATTATAAACATCAGGTAGTTGGTTGTCATCAAACACTTGTCTATATGTTCTGTCATCACTGAGTTTGCCTAGATAATCTCTACATCCTTGGCCAAGTACAATGTTTTTAAGTCTAAACGTAGTCCACCAATGCGCTATGCTACGAGTGAATACAATGTCGCTTTCTAATTTGATTGTTTCTTTAAACGGCGTTAGATAAAACGCCTGCCATTCATTAGACAATTTCCATTCAACGTTAGCTGCTTCGTCGTTCTCAATGGTAGTAACATAGTCGAATACCTTGCGATGCTCATCTGTCACTAGCTCTAAGGTAGCTTGATCAACTGCTACTGCATACAAACTACCTGGCATAGTTATCTTAATGCTTAGAGCTTGCAAGTATGCTAGGCGCAGATAATCCACATCTAAGGTGTTCTGCGCAATAGTAAAAAATCCTTGCTGTGCTTGATATTGATCTACTTTGCGCATATTGTATCTACAAATTCTTTAAAGTTATCTGATAGCAAATAGCCTTTATCCATAACGTGTATGTTCTGACGAGGGATTACGTATCCTTTTTCTCGTTCTTTAACTACTAGCATAGAATTCTTCACAGTGATACTAGTTGTAACATCAGCAAAGGTCAGCATTGGTGTAACTATACCTTGGTCAAAATTTGGATCATAGCCGTTTAGAATATTGTTAGCAATAGTAAAAGCATAGTCGTTACGAAAGTTTCCCTCACGCATATGATATAGTTTCATGTAGTAGGTATAGTTGCGTTGTATACGGCCCACTAGGTCAAACAACATTTTTGTTTTAGCTGTTTTGCGGAATAGAATGACTGTAGCCCAAAGATAATCAAGACCAAACATGCCCATCTTTAACTTCCACGCCGTAGCAGGTTTATTATTCCAACTCATTATCCGATAATCAAAGTCTTGCTCAAATAATTTAATTAAATTAGTATCAAGCATTAGATAATCGCTGTCTATTAGAATAGTTTCATCGTAAGGACTTAGTTCATATGCTCTAAAACGATCGCCATTGCGCCAGCTGCCTTCTACATCTATTTTGCGATTTTTAAGTTCGTTACTGACATAGACTATGTTGTCAAAGCCCTGTGCTGTAGTTCCGTGCTCTGTAACTAAGGTAACAGGTAATCCTGTAGTATGTTTAACTAGTCGTGCGCAATGTTCAGCTATAGTAACGTAGCTGGTCTTTTCTGTATCAAAAGCAAAAAGCAGTACTCCTCTAGACTTTGCGGGCACGTTTGATTTCGTCATGTTGGATATGCCAGGTGTTCATTACCATTTGATAATGTTGTCGACACAATGTCAGAAGCTCGAGCCTACTAACTAGTATTGGATTTTGATAGGTATCTTCTAGATATAACTCATCAGAGTCCCAGGCATTAAGGAACGCTATTAGCTCTGGGGTAACTTTAAACAGGCCGCTATTGTGTGTTACCTGTAGATCTGTTTGAATTTTTTCTCGTAAGATACGTTTGTTGACTTGATAGTCAGTGGCTAAACGTATTTCTTGGGTAAGGTTGTCTAAGTCGCTCATACTAGTAATTATCTAGTATAGCAACCCAGTGAGAAAAAAGCAACCGAAAAGGTTGATTAAACTGCTGCAATAGTTGGATTGCCCCAGCTAGCTGATAGATAGGTTGTTGCTGGTGGAGTGTATGTACCGTTATAGGCCATAGTTACGTTTACAGCGTCGTTTAACCCTACGTAGGTTGTAGGGATATTCCACCCAATTGTAACGGTAATTTGTAGACCGTTATCACCATTACCGCCAACGTTGGTGGTGCTTGTTTTTACGTTAAAGTTTGTATAATCACTGTTATATTCGTAACGATAATTACTTGAATAGACCTGACTTGCGAGTTGATTTGTTGTAGTTAATCCCCAATAACCAATACTATTTGTAGTACGGGTTGCGCCGTTAGTTCCTGTGTATGATGATGCGCTGTTAGTCATCACACCACCTTTAAGATTAGTGCCCAAGTTTGTCACTAAGTCGGCACTACGTAATGTACCATTATTGTTCGTAACACCTGTAATATTCCAACCAATACGTCCACCACAGTTAAAGAAATAACGTGCAGCATTGCCACTTGCCCAGGTGAACGTCATGGCTTTTGTACCTGAGAATGCACCAGTGCCACCAGTAATATTGTAACCAGTCAAAGTAGTTGTTACTAGTGTGCCCGTGGCTGCAGCAGTTAGTCGACTACTGTAAGAAGTATTAACCGCAGTTTGCAGAGTAGCTAGATAGGTAATAGTTGTACCTGCTGTTGGCGCACTAATACCAGACCCTGCACCACTTTGGTGTAGCCTAGCATTGTTTAATGTATTAACTAAACTTGCCCATTGCGTGGCTGTCACCGTTCCGCTGGCACTAACAGCACTAACAGCAGTTTGGCCGTACCCAGCACTACCAGAGCCCACGTTCCAAACAGTATTCAATTGGTTTGACCCATTGATAAGATTGTTGTAGTCTGTTGCTTGTATTAACCCACCCGATGCGTATGTCATGTTTACTTACCTTAACTGTTTAATTTAACTATAGCTTCAACGGTGCCTTCTGTCAACGTTGTTTTGTCTTCTAATGCGCGGCCAATTACAT